GTTAATGTGTCTGACATTGAAAAGGCATTAAATATTGTTATGGACAACAATACTCCATCACAAACGATCCTCATGATCATTAGGGCATACTAAAATGGCAGCATTTTTAAACCAAGAAAGAGCAAAGGTCGGAACAACAACGGGAACTATTATTGCGTTCCCTAAAGAACTTGATATTAATGATCCTGCAATTGGCGTTGGATTAAATTTGTTGCCTGCAGGATACATTAGATGTGATGGTAGTGTGTATAATGAAAATACATATCCAGCACTTGCACAGATCTTGGGACTTGGTGATGCTTGTGTGTTTAAGCAACCAGATACAAATTTAAATGCTGATCAGTTTCAAGTTCCAGATTTAAGATCTAAGTTTATCCGAGCATCTAGTGCATCTGACCAAGGTGTTATTAATGATAATACAGTTATTAGTGGTACTGGATTAACAGTTGAGAAATCTGGTGTTGGCGTTAATGTATCATCTAATGTTGGATCTACTGCTGTTATTGATCTCTTTGGACAGTTTAGAGTTCCAGCACTATCCGAAGATCTTAGAGGTAATGTTGCATTTACCAAACCAAGAACCCCAGATGAAGAAATCGTACCAGCTACAGCATTCCAACCACACGCACACTACACTACGACATATAGATGTAGAATTAAAAGGTTATCTGGTAGTGATGTATTTGAATTGAATTATTATATCAATGCATCTACTATTGGTGTTGCAAATTGGTTTGATGCTACAGATGAGCAACCAGCATGTAAATTTTATGCACAATCTGAAGTTTGGAATACTGGATCATATATTCCTAGCAGAACTGGAGTAGTATATGAATACTATGGTATTTGTAAAGGAAGTTGCTCTGGATTTGATACCAGTTGTTTAGTTCCTGCTGGTAAAGAATATGAAGTTGATACTACTCCAGAAGGTCCTTGTTTTCAGACTTTTATTGGATTCGTAACACAACAAATGACGTGTGCTACCTCAAGTTATACTGTTGGACCAAACTATGTTGAGGGAGCAGATGGCGTGGGTAATGATGCTGTTCCAACTAGTGGCGATAATGGATATTCTCATAATACATCATTAGCAAACGTACTTCCATTTGATACTTCTGTTGATGGAACTACACCATCATATCCTCAGATTTCAAACATTGTTGTAACAACAGACGCATTTGATTATGAAGAAGATCCAACTGAACATACGCATAATATCTCATATGAAATTTCTGAGACGAATTATACGTTAAATACTAGTGAGTTCTTTGTTAGTACAGAGGGCATGGAAGCGTCTGTAAATATTCGTACAGAAACAGATACAAAGATTGACAATCTAATCGCTCCCTTCATTATGGTTGACTATCTAATCAAGATCTAGTATGTCCAGAAATATCCGCTCTAATTATCTAACAGATAAAGTAACTTTTGGTGCATCTACTATGCCGATTGGATCTATTGTTCCAATCTTTAAAGCAGATGACGATAAGGTTGCAGATAATGGCGTTGTAACTCAACTTGGATCAGTTGTCGCTGGTGCTGGTGGGGGAAGCGGATATTTTACTGATCTTGGAACAACTTCTGGGTATCCAACAGGTCCAGTTGAGTTAACTATTCAACCAGGAAATTTATCTGTTGGAAATGATGAGATTAATTATCCTAACCATCCATTTATTGATGGTGATAAGATTACGGTAGTAGAAGCAGAACAAGCACCAAACATTGCTAAACTTGGTGGTTCTATTCAAAGTTTTACTGTAACCAATGGTGGATCTGGTTATTCAACTCCTCCAAATATTCAAGTTACTGATAATGGTAGTGGACCTGTGTCCGCTGGATCTTTCTCTGTTGTAATTAACAATGGATCTGTCACCCAAATCAACGTATTAAATGGTGGTGAAGGTTATCAGTTCCCTCAGGTTTCTTTTACTGGTGGCGGTGGTAATGGTGCAGCAGCTACAGCACAATTATCTCCTAATGGTGATGGTGGTGTGCAGTTTGAACGTGGATTTACTTTTTATGTTCAATATGTAGATGCTAGCACTTTTAGAATTGGCAGAAGTAATGCTGACATCCTTGCTGGAAAGTATTATAACGTCACTGATCTTGGATCTGCTGGTACATTTAAACTTGCATCAACAACTGGATTTGGATTGAGAGTTGGTATTGCTGCAAACTTAGATAGTTCTGTTAATTTTGCTACAATTAAAAGTCCTGGATATGGATACGAAGACGGTGATGTAGTCTATATTCTACAACCTGGAAGTGATGGTCTTGCTAGAGTTGAAATTGTTTCTACAGTAAGTGATACAGGTGATAATCCAGAAGAACAATATCCTGGATTCTTATATTGTGATGGCGGTGAATATAATGCACAGGACTATCCATTGTTGTATGAGATTTTGAGTAATGATTATGGTGGTACTGGAGGAACATATAACCCATCTGATTTTGGTCAGACTAGTGCAGTAACATTTAAAGTTCCTGACTATAAAACTAGAAAACTAGTTGGAGCAGGCGGTGGTGTTTCTGGTGGAGGATCTCCTGTATCAGGTAATGTCATCTCTACAGTTGGTGCTACTGGTGGTAAATGGTTCTTCTCTAAAAATGATCAGGAAGCATTGTATGACATTGGTAATATTGTTATTAGTGGATATGATAATGTAACAGATTTTGTTTCTGCTACTTTGAGCGGTGATGTTACCATTAAGATTGGACCTTTACAAGAAAAACCAATCGCTGCTGTTCCAGAACATGAACATGCTATTCTTACATCAGAAGCACCAGAAGCAGGTGCATTTGAGGGTGCTGGATTCTTTGCTGATGATCACTCTACTGGTTATAAAAATAGTAATGGACAGGTTAATTTCTTCTTACCATCTAGTGGTGTTCCTTTGTTCCACACTCATGGTATTGTAGACTATGTTATCTCAGATCCCAATGCATCAACATATGGTAATGTTAGTGGAATTGGTGAAGTTATAACCAAAACTTTCAATGCTACGGCAATTGTTTCTAATGGAACTTCAACAACTATTACTATTGCTGCTCATGAACTACAGACGGGATATAAAATTAGGGTTTTAGATAATCCACAATCTACACCTGCTACAATTAATGTAGATGGTATAGCTACTGCATTCGCTGCAAATACTGAGTGGTTTGTAATTAAAGTTGATAACGATACAATTAAATTAGCAAAGAGTAGATATGCTGCTCTTCGTCTGGAAGAGTTGCAGTTCTCTACAAATGGCAACTCTGCTGATATTACTATTGAGACACACTACGCAGCTGCTGGTAATTTCCCATCAGAACTCATTACGACGATTATTACACCAACTCCAACTTCATATGATATTGATGACAACTATGTAATTGGTGGCAAACCAGTTATTATTCCTGGTGATACGTTCTCAACAACTGTTGAAAAACAAAATCAAACAACTGCTGGTACATATTCTGTCCCTGCACCTACAGCAGATGAACTTCCAGTAGCATCTATTTCAGTATCTCTTGGTGGTGCTGGTGGTTATGGTGCTACTACTGATTCTGCTCCTGGTGGTGGAGGAAATACAACCTACACATTTAGTGCTAGTGGATATACTTATGAAGTGAGAGCGACTGGTGGTAGTGGTGGTACTACTGGAAGTTCTGGTGGTAATGGTGGTGGAGGTGGAGCAGGTTTTATCTATGTTAAGAGTGGTGGAACTACAGTGCAAACTATTACTCTTTCTACAATTACTGTTGGCACAACAAATGCACTTACAGGTGGTGTTGAATATACACTTACTTCTTATTATGCAGGTCAGTCTGGAACTGGTGGTAGTTCATCTCAGGGTGGTACTGGTGGTGCTTCTTCTTATATTGGTGGAGCAGGTGGCGATGGATCTAGAACATTATTTACTGGAAGTAATAATGTAACGCAGTCATTTACATCACCATCTTCCAGTTATCAATCATATAATATCCCGAATGATTGGCCACTAGATCAACTTCAGGCAGAAGTTAAAGGTGGCGGCGGTGGATCTGGTGGTCGCGGTGATGGCGGCAACTGGTTCCCTGGAAATGGTAATGGTGGTAAGAGAGTTACTGCTAACATTAACCCTGGCAACAACGGAACTTTGAGAGTATATGTTGGTGGTGGTGGTAATGCTGGTGGCAATCGCGGTGGTGGTTCTGGTGGTGTAGGTTTTGCTAGTGGTGGTCGCGGTGGTAATAGTACAGGTGGTGGCGCTGGCGGCGGTGGAGGTGGTGCATCTGCTGTTGGAACACCTTCTGCTATCATTATCGGTGCTGGTGGCGGCGGCGGTGGAG